GAATTTCGGGCCATTTAGCACCAGGAATACATTTATGCTTAACCCACCCAATGGCGTGCAACTTAAGCTCCGGATACATGGCGTTAACTTCTGGCATTTTCATCAACGCTTCAACGATATGTCCGTCGAATGTTGCCATGTCTTCCTGCAACAATTCCTGTGCGCTAATAACCATATCAACGGTGATGTTTTCACATGTGTCGAACTTAACCATGACAGCGTTCTGTACTTCAGGGGCCAGCTTGTCAAAAGTGACGTTCATCGGATCGGATTCAGTCTCAACCGGGACAAAAGAAGCAGACTCCTCATCCCAGCGGTTTTCCTGCATATATTCAGCATCCCATGAATCGAGGGCAGGGCGGGGTATGCCAGGTTTATCCTCGCAGACAATAAATTTATAAGCGCAGTCCTGAGCAGCCGGATAATGTTCCAGGAACTGCCAGTGAAATTTTGCTCGAGCACGGCGTTCGTCGCCAGCTTCAATGGCTGTGGCTACAGCCACAGCGCCTTCTTCCCTTGTTGCCAGTTCGTCAGGAATAGCGGCGCAAATAAAGACTTTACTCATTTTGTTTTAACCTCATGACAGATTTAAGGATGAACAAATCCCTGCCATTGCTGGCATATAAGAATGAAACCGGATATTTATTACGGAACTGTTTTAAAGACCCGCCGGGATTTCGATATTATCCTGGTGAATAACTTTATCGACCGGGTAACAGTTACCGGGAATTTTCTGTTCGGTTGCTGCAGTCATACACTCCTGCATTGTCCTGTGAACACTGACTGCAATATCAACTGGCTCTCCGGAAACAAGAAAAACTGTCAGAACAAGCGCAAATGCTGAATTCATTGTGCACATCCTTTTGGCATCAGACGTAAACGAGCCAGCATTGAAACAATGCATATTTTATTTAATAGCTCCCGTTCTTGTTTTCTCTTGTTAATGGCATCTTCAGTAAATACAGGGTTACTGATAGTGACACCAATTTCAAAACAACCTTCAGACGTATTAACGTTTGGTAATAACGTTTTCATTATCGCGTCCTCAACAATGAATTTTGTGATGCAGTGCCTGGTGCCTCCAGGTGACGTTAACCAGTTAACAATTAACGTCGGATACAGAGAATCCACCCTTAACACTGTTTTTGGTTTTAACTGTTCCGCGTGCGCTTAGCCGCATTCACCGCATCACAAAATTCACTTTAAAAACGGCGGCAGAGCAGTCACGGAGTAAAACTGATACCGCCAAACGTCACCAGAAAATTGATAACAGAGGGCGTTGCAGCGGGGTTGTCACTTAAGCGTATGGTCAACCTGACAACTCGGTGTCCTCAACGGGGAAGGAATAACCCCGCCATACTTACCGCCGCGCCATTTCGCGGGTTGCCACAACCGGAAGCGCACGGTCGAATTAAATTTAACGACACCGTACAGTGAGACGAACTTCGCCGTGCGCTTTCGTGTTGTGTGCCTGCTTTTAACCACGTCAGGCGAGGTGGTATCCTTAAAATCACCACAGTTTTAAGGATTCATTAAGCAATGTCGCAACCACCAATAAATCCGCTTAAGAACATGAAAATTGATTACTGGTATAAAGCGCTTACAGTTGTTGGCGCTGCGTTGTTTGTCTTTAATGGAACGTCTTTTTTTGACAGATATCCCGTTGTTCCATTGGGTTTTTTGTCCTCCGGCATCTTTTTTATTGGTTTGGGGGAGTGGATTAATCACCCTCTCAAAGTGAGATTTATTGGTCCTGGAGTTTGGACTCGTGGATATAATCGTTCTTCGTGCGCACTCGGTATCATCTTCGACATACTTGGTTGTTTCCTGATTGTTACAGGAGTCGTCAAGTTCTTCTGATGTAAAACCGCAAATGGGGCACGTAACGGGAATTTTGAAAAGCGTTTCTCCGGGTTCCAGAACAAAATTTTCTGCGGTCTGATTTTGCTTCTCATATTTGTGCTCTGCGTCATTGTGAGAGCACATTCTTATTCTGAGTGCCTGTTTAAACTCACTGAAGCTGAGAGCTTCTTCGCCTTCGGCAAGGCCTTCGAAGTATTCTTCGTAAGCCTTTTCCATGATTGTGTCGAAATCCATATCACTCACCTGAGTTTCTTTCCAGCCAGCGACGGGCACCATTTTCGGTTTTAAACGTTTTGCTTTTGGTATACGTCATCGCGGTGAACGTGCCGTCCTGGTTGGGGAACACGCCACATACCAGAGATTCGCTGTTGCCAAGAACGATAGTATCCATGCTGACCTCATTTCCCCTTAACGCCGGGGTAGCGGAACAAAAACCTGCTGCATAGTTATTAAAGTTGAACCCTGCCGTCATGTTCTTACGCCTCGGGCTGGCTACTTAACCCCTGACCACTGCCTGGTAACTCGAAGTATTGCCCTGCATTCTGTGGGGCGGGGTGAGGGAATGAATGGGGTTTAGAAAAATGAACATTTAAGGTCAATGTTTTTTTATCAAAACATTTTAAGCAGGCAGCTGTTACGCCATCACTACGATGGCATACAGTTAATCAAATAGATGAGGTTGGTTAAATATCTTGTTGAATTTTAAAGCATACTCCCAATATGCAAGATAGATCATCCAGCATAATTGAAGGGTAGCGAGGATTCGTGGGGACTAAAAGAATATCCGGCCCTTCTATCTCCAGTTTGCGAATGACAGGCGTTGTGGTCCCTTTGGGTAAGGCAAGGACAATATTTCCTGGTTGTACGATTCGATCGGGATCAACAAAAACTGTTGAACCATTTGGGATGGAAACTCCACCACCAGATGTCGACATACTGTCACTCTCTAGAACAACAGCAAAGGTATTGGCCGGGATTTCTCCGACAAGCTGCACACAAGAGGTTATTGAGGAATTTTTCATATAATCACTCCAGCTTGCTGCCTGCTGAAGTGATAGTAGCGGAACCGTTTTTATCGGCGGTAAAGATAGATCAAGCGAATCACCTGTATTTAACTCTCCTCCATTAAGAAGCCAATTTTCGTTTACTTTCAATATCTTTGCCAGTGAGCTTATGTAACGCGAGGACGGCGCTCCTCCACCGTTCATCCATTGACTTACGGAGCCTTTTGATGCGCCAGTGGCATTGACAAGGTCTTTGCCTTTCAAGTTTAGCGCATGCATACGTTGGGTTATGCGTTCAGATATTGTTTGCTTGTTCATGTTTTGATTTTAAAACACAGATGGTTTTGTTTCTTGACTTTCTTTGGTTTTGATTATTAAACTTTTGGCGTTCAGTTTTATGGAGCGAATCATGAAAAAATCAGAAGTATTAGGCTATTTTGGCGGAGTTGTTAAAACAGCCGCCGCTCTAGGAACGTCAAAAACCACAGTCAGCATGTGGGGGGAAGACGTTCCGTGGAAATGGGCGTTGCTAATTCAGGCAGTCACTGCCGGGGCGCTCAAATATGAGTTACACATACCGACGGTTGTCATTCCCGGTTCTGATCATAATCCGCCTTCTAACCAAGGGGGGATTCATGAAAATCAAGCATGAACACATCCGCATGGCGATGAATGCCTGGGCACGTCCTGATGGCGAAAAAGTTCCGGCAGCTGGAATAACCCAGGCTTATTTTGAGTTGGGTATGACGTTTCCTGAACTGTACGACGACAGCCATCCGGACGCCCTGGCTCGCAATACCCAGAAAATTTTCCGCTGGATAGAGAAAGACACCCCTGATGCAGTTGAAAAAATTCAGGCGTTGTTACCAGCGATCGAAAAGGCAATGCCACCTTTGCTGGTGGCCAGAATGCGCAGCCACAGTTCAGCTTATTTTCGGGAGCTGGTGGAGACGCGGGAGCGGCTGGTGAGAGACGCTGATGATTTTGTCGCAGTGGCAATCGCCGGTTTCAATCAGATGAACCGTGGTGGCCCGGCAGGAAATGCTGTGGCAGTACATTGACTGACAATAGCCATATCGAATCGCTTCCGGCAACTCGTGAGTAAAAAGATTCGGTATTAGAAGAGGTGAGTATGGCTAACGCCTGGCTCAGATTATGGCATGACATGCCAAATGACCCTAAGTGGCGAACAATTGCCAGGGTGTCAGGGCAGCCAATTGCAACAGTGATGGCAGTGTATATCCACCTCCTGGTGAGTGCGTCACGAAATGTCACGCGAGGTCACATTGATGTCACGACAGAAGATTTGGCAAGTGCACTCGACGTGACAGAGGAGGTAATTGATTCAATTTTGCAGACGATGCAGGGGCGGGTACTTGATGGTGATTTAATCACTGGATGGGAAAAACGCCAGGTGCTGAAAGAGGACAACGGCAATATTTCGCAAACCGCAAAATCTCCGGCAGAGCGCAAGAGGGCGCAGCGAGAGAGGGAAAGAAAGCGGGAACAAAATGGCGATTGTCACGGCGAGTCACGAAATGTCACGCACATGTCACGACGAGTCACGACAGATAAAGATACAGATAAAGATACAGATAAAGATACAGATCAAGAAGATCAAAACACTATGGTCCATGGCGTAAAAAACGCCACGAACCAGGCAGGGGATGCTCAGACCGTCAATCCTGGTCAGCCAGCAGGCACGACACCGGAAGCCGACTCAGCGTATGCGCTGAAAGCCGATTCGGGCGCTGTGCAGCAGGTGATGACCGCAAGGCAGGAGCAATCACACCAACTTCAGCAGCCTGAAGCCGATTCCGCCATTCAGCGGGAAGCCGATCGGGTAGTCCCGGAAAACACCGGGCAGCCTGTGGGACGAGTGGATTATCCTGATGTGTTCGAACAGGTCTGGCGGGAATACCCGTTGCGTGCCGGGGCAAACCCGAAGAAATCCGCTTTCAGTGCCTGGAAAGCCAGATTACGCGAGGGGGTGCCACCAGAGGCCATGCTGGATGGTGTGAGGCGTTACGCAAGATACCTGGCGGCTACCGGGAAAACGGGAACGGAATTTGTTCAGCGAGCGACGACGTTTTTGGGACCGGACCGGAATTTTGAGAACCCTTGGTTGCTCCCGGTAAGCGGCACGAACAACCAGCGTTGTGTGAATCATATTTCTGAACCGGATAACGAAATTCCGCCGGGCTTCAGGGGGTAAGTGTTAATTTCTGGTCATGAGGTAATTTTCAGGAGGGCTTGTGGCAAAAGTTTTTACACAAGAAGAGCGGGAAAAAATTAAAGGGCAGGTTGTTAAGCTAGTACGCCAGAGTGGGCGAGAGACGCTACGGCAACTGGAAGCTAAAACAGGTGCGACAAGATATCTGATGAGCGTTCTTGCCAGAGAGCTGGTTGCGAGCGGTGATGTATACAACTCTGGCTACGGGTTATTCCCGTCTGAACAGGCTCGTAAGGACTGGCAAAACGCCCGCAAAAAACTCTCGAGGGCAAAGCTGAAGAAACCATCTGTGGTTGATCCGGACCTTATCTGGTCATTACCAGACGGAGAAATACGTCACTATGACAGGCGTCTAAACATAATCCGTCGCGAGTGCCGGAAGAGCGAAGTTATGCGGCGTGTGTTGAACTTTTATCATACCAGTAATAAGAAATTGGTTCGGTAAATGAAATTAAAGTGTATTGACTCAGATGTGAGGTAATATGTCTATGCATATAAACACTTTGTATGCATGTTGTGTTATTTTTAGTATGATAGAGTGTGTCAGATTTCTTATGATTAAAAACAACCCTCAATAGAGGGTTGTTACTAAATAATATTTATTACAACATTAAAAATTAAAGGATCCAGATTTCAGGATTCTTTAGCGTCTCAATTTGGTTTTTATTACTGGCATAAAATGCATGATACATGTCTATCATTTTTTCGTTGGAGCTGATAAAAACAGATGGATCTTTGTTTAAAATTCTGCTATATGTATCAAATATTGCTTTGTATTCTGGTGTTAAATTATTAGATAGAACTGATGTTACTGTCTCAACTTTGTTTGATGGATTGAAATTTTTAAAAAACAGTCCTTCGAAATGAGGTATTTGAATAAATACCATTGGTTTTTTACTTTTAGAGCATTCGTTCATTATGGATACATTTGAACCCCATGCTCCATTACCTGAAACGCTTCCTTGCTTTAAGCATTTTGGAATGTCGGAGTCATGTACTGCTATATACTCAACGTTAAATTGATTTAATATTTTAGCAAATGTTTTTATATTCCCTTTTCCTAAACAGTCAATGATATGATAATCAACTCCGACAATATCACATATTTTGTTAATGACGATTTTTTCAGTTGGGCCTTCAACTAATATTATATTGTCGTAAAAGAAAAACTCATTAACCATTGGGTTGCATAATCTTATCATTTTCATATTATCTTTTTCCTCTTCAGAAAAAGATAGTTCATCTGTAGATATTGTTTTATTTAGCGATTTGTCTTTTTCTATCCTAATTATAGTCGTGTGCTTCTTGGATAAGTCTATGAATACAGGGGAGTGTGTTGTAGCCATCACCTGCCAGTTATCATTGTTTGCTGCAAAATCATAAAGCGAGTCCCTCGCACTTCTAATTATAGGAGGGTGAAGAAATGATTCAGGCTCATCAATCAATAAAATATATTGTTTTTTCTCAACAGAGATAGGCTTACCTTTCGCTTTTTTTATTTTATCTCGTGCATGAGATTCGTGAGTCAAAATTTGCAAAGCAGACCATAAAACGGAGCGGCGAACACCGTGACCTTGGTTCTCGAGAAGAGAGCTATTTATCCCATCCATTTTCACTGTAAGGTTAGATTCTGAAACCATAACATCCGCATCTACGGGATCCTTGGAAAGTATGTTTAATTCCAGTTCTAGCCCAGGAAAAACAGATGATGATGATTTGGAGACCTGCTGTAGAAGATCATCGATTTTTGATTTGGAATCTTTCATAAGAGTGTCTGTCAACTCTTGTATTTTCTGTATTATATCAGCTTTACTTTCCCCTGTTTTCAGTAACTCATCTTTTGCATCTTCCTTTAAGAAACTTATGATAATTTTTTTAGTTTCATCCATGGATTTATCTGGGCTTATTCTTATTGGTTGAGGAACTCGACTTTGTAGTAGTGTGTCAAGTCCCCCAGAGCCCCCATCAATAAATATGCGTTTGCCAGAGGCATCATCAAGGCCATAGGATTGTTTTTGGGCTGCTTTTTCTGGATGTGACCAAACCCATTTAACACAATAATAGAGTTTGCTTTCCAATGGGGTATTATTTTTCTCCCAATCTCCCCCATACTTTCTTGCCATATTTCTTCTGTCAAGAGCATCATCTTTATAAAACCATTTCTCTCCCCCTAATGTACGAATATCATCATCAGTGATATCAGTGAAAATTCCGCACATTTCAATTGGTATAGATATATCTGAGTTATAAAAATCATGAGCAGTCAGGCCTTTTGCTGATCCTAAAGATGCAAACTTTTCATACGCATCTAATATTGTTGACTTTCCAGAGTTATTTGGACCAATTAGCACAACTATATCATCGATATATACTTCTATTTCATCTTTTATCGACTTGTAATTTTTAATATTAAATTGCTGTAGCTTCATTACATGTATCCTTTTTCTGTTCGGAGTGGCACTTGCTAGTGCAAACTAACATTATAAAAGAATAAAGTGATAGTCTTTTTATTAACACTGGGGCGTATCGTGATACATGTTATGTAAATGTTGCTTATCTCTTTCCTTTTATATGATTTGCTGTTATTTTTAAATGCCGAAGGCTTCCATATGTTTTTATCTCAGTTATCACTATCTTTGATAGTTCGTGTGCATGCGCAGTTTCTTTGAAACTGCAGATATCCGCTCTTTACCCAAACGGACAGACAGATTTGTGTTATGCCAACGCAGAGCGTCGATGGGGAAATAGTATAATAAATGAAAGTTGTTAGTGTCGGATGGGCGTCGTTAACAGGATTTGAGAAAATGAATTTAATTGTTGTTATTGTTCTTATGGTTCGCCTTTCTGATTGATTTCATGTTGGCGAGGTAACGGTAGTTAAGTAGAATGGCTGTGGGTGCTTGAGGCTATCTGCCTCGGGCATGAACACCAACGGCAGATAGAGAAAAGCCCCAGTTAACATTACGCGTCCTGCAAGACGCTTAACATTAATCTGAGGCCAATTTCATGCTAGACACATGTAGGTTAGCCTCTTACGTGCCGGAAGGCAAGGAGAAGCAGGCTATGAAGCAGCAAAAGGCGATGTTAATCGCCCTGATCGTCATCTGTTTAACCGTCATAGTGACGGCACTGGTAACGAGGAAAGACCTCTGCGAGGTACGAATCCGAACCGGCCAGACGGAGGTCGCTGTCTTCACAGCTTACGAACCTGAGGAGTAAGAGACTAGGCGGGGGAGAAATCCCTCGCCACCTCTGATGAGTCAGGCATCCTCAATGCACCCGCGCTTAACCCGTTTCGGCGGGTTTTGTTTTTTCCTGGCATTCTGGTTTACAATTCGCACGCCAGCCTGAACAACTGGCACCTGCTGCGCCAGCAGAGAAAACAGATGGCGCACAAGACCAAATTTCACAATTCTGATAACTCAGCCGACCCTGCCATCCGGTACGGGCGGCGTTCACACGTCTTTAAAACTGACTGGTACCAGCATGATCCGTGCACTGAAGAACAGGCCGAATGGCTGATTCAGTGTTATCGCAGGCGCGGACGCGAGGTCAGGAAAGACCTCAGTCTTGACTTACGACACTGGATAATTTCCGTCAGGCTTCCTTATTCCGAACGCCCACCACGTCCATCCCGCACATTCCAGCAACGCATCTGGAGGTAACATGCGGGTATTGCTTCGACCTGTTCTGGTACCGGAACTCGGACTGGTTATCGTTAAGCCTGGCCGTGAATCCATGCAGGTATTCCATAACGGCAGAGTACTGGTGGAACCGGAACCGAAAAGTATGCGCGGTCTGCCGTCCGGAGTCGTTCCTGCCGTTCGCCAGCCGCTGGCGGAAGATAAATCATTACTGCCATTTTTCAGCGATGAGCGGGTAATTCGTGCTGCCGGTGGTGCTGGTGCATTGTCTGACTGGCTGTTGCGCCATATTAAATCCTGCCAGTGGCCACACGGCGATTATCATCACAGTGAAACCGTCATTCACCGTTATGGTACCGGCGCGATGGTGTTGTGCTGGCACTGTGACAACCAGCTGCGTGATCAGACCTCCGAATCATTGGAGCATCTGGCTCAACAAAACCTGGCAGCCTGGATGATTGACGTCATCCGTCACGCAATGAATGGCACGCAGGGGCGTGAATTATCACTGGCTGAACTGTACTGCTGGGCTGTTGTAAATAATGTGGTGGATGCCATGACCGAAAATATGGCGCGTCGAATCCTGAAACTTCCGGGTGAAAACATCCGCTCAGTGTACCGCGAAAGCGACATCGTACCGGGAGAACAGACCGCCACCAGCATACTGAAACAGCGCACAAAAAATCTTGCGCCGCTGCCTCACGCCCACCAGCAAAACCCGCCACAGGAAAAGACGGTGGTCAGCATTGCCGTTGATCCGGAGTCACCGGCTCAGTATCTCCTGCGCCAGAAACCACAACGGGAAGAGATGCCTGTATACACGCGCTGGGTAAAAACGCAGAAATGCATGACGTGCGGTAATCAGGCAGATGATCCGCATCACATCATTGGTCATGGACTGGGAGGGATGGGAACAAAGGCTGATGATTTGTTTGTTATTCCGCTGTGCCGTAAATGTCATAACGAACTGCACGCCGGGGTAAAAGATTTTGAAGAAAAACACGGCAGCCAGCTGTTGTTGCTGATTCGTTTTTTAATGCACGCGAGAAATTCGGGTGTCCTGAAGTGGAAAGCATGAATGACTGAACGCATAGAATTTGTTTTGCCTTACCCGCCGACGGTGAATACCTACTGGCGACGTCGTGGCAGCACATATTTTGTATCAAAAGCCGGTGAGCGTTATCGCCGTGATGTGGCGCTTATTGTTCGCCAGCAGCGACTGAAATTAAACCTGTCCGGAAGGCTGGCAATAAAAATTATTGCAGAGCCACCGGATAAGCGCCGCCGCGACCTGGACAATATCCTGAAGGCACCACTGGATGCGCTGACGCATGCCGGACTACTTATAGACGACGAGCAGTTTGATGAAATCAATATTGTGCGCGGACTGCCTGTTCCTGGTGGGCGGTTGGGCGTGAAGATTTACGAAATTACAGGTGATAACGATGGTGCGTGATATTCAGCAGGTTATGGAGCGGTGGGGAGCATGGGCTGCGAACAATCACGAAGATGTGTCATGGGCGTCAATCGCTGCTGGTTTTAAAGGATTAATCCCGCCGAAAGTGAAATCACGCCCTCAGTGTTCTGATGATGATGCAATGATAATTTGTGGCTGTATGGCCCGGTTGAACAAGAAAAATCAGGATTTGCACGATTTGTTGGTGGATTATTACGTAGGTGGAATGACTTTTATGGGGTTGGCACGAAAGCATGGGTGTTCGGATACCTGTATTGGCAAGCGCCTGCAGAAAGCGGAAGGGGTTATTGATGGCATGTTGATGATGCTTGATATCCGACTGGAGATGGACAGATACGTAGAACGAATCATGTAGGAGCTTGACCAGACACATTGTCCGGGGCTATATTCCTCACGCGCCAGCAAAATCTGGCGTCGGGATTGGCGTCCCGGATGAAAAAGGCGACAACAGACGCGCCAGCGTCTTTTTTATTGTCGTTTGCACTGTCACATCTCAATGGTGGGCTGTGTGGGGGCGGAGCGATCCGCGCCGGTTCCTTTTTCCCGGTTACGCCAACCCTGCACAGTTCACCACCATACTGATTGGCGTCAGCAGTGGTGATGATTCACATAGAAAAAGGATCATCCTATGGCTATTCAAATCTCAGTTGAAACTCTTTCCCCGATCACCCATAACCAAATCCCTGTCATTACTACCGAGCTTTTGGCACAACTTTATGGCACCGAAACTAATAACATCAAAGTGAACTATACACGCAATGCCGAGCGTTTTGTTTGTGGGAAACACTACTTCAAAGTGGAAGGGGCTGAGTTGCGGGAATTTAAGAACAAGGTTACTCAAAGTAACTTAGTTGCACCGCGTACAAAGCACCTCATCCTCTGGACAGAACGCGGAGCAGCCCGTCACGCCAAAATGCTGGAAACCGATCAGGCGTGGGAAGTGTTCGAAAAACTGGAAGACTGTTATTTCAGCCAAAAACAACCACCAGCAGCACAAAACACCCCAACCCAAAATGATGGATGCGCATTACTGATCCACTTCGATAAACACGGTCAGGTCGACTTCACGGAAAAACTACCCGCCGATGCGATGGTATGCACTCTGGAACGGTTTTAAAAATTTTCCCCGAACGCTTTACGATCGTAAAAAGTTGAATATCCTGTTAAGAGTGGTTACTACGCCAAACAGCTTAAACCCGCCACTGAGCGGGTTTTTTATGCCTGAAAAACGGTACAGGACGTTAAACGCGCTGGTGGTTGCGAATACTGGTCTTTCGGCTTGTATTTTTGTAAATCGATATATACTTATCTTGTGACCAGTAATGTCAGGGCAATTGATATGAATGAAGCTTGTTCTGTTGTTTTTGTTCATTCCCCGTTTGTTGTGCTCTTTGAAGGAAAAGAGCTCTCTCTGGAAAGTGGTAGTGCACTTCTTGTCAGGGGGGGAGCTGGATCGTTATTGCCCTTTTCGGAATGTTTTCGGCGAATAAGTCTCAGTGAATCGACAATTATCCGTTACCTGTTGTGTGGAGACGAAAAACAGGATGTAGTTTTAGTCCGGCAAATACCACGATATCTTTGCGTGAGTTTTCCCAAGGCAGAATTGATGGGCATCCTGATTGATTATCTTTGTGAGGAAAAGATTCATACGGACAATTTAGCGGAAATGCTTTCCTTTTCGTGTCTGGCGTTTTTCTCATCAGAGAAAATGTTTTCGTCGTTTCTGACCGCGTGTATTGGCAATATTAGTGACAGGCTTAGTGCATTGTTTCGTACGGACATTGCAGCAAACTGGACTCTGAGAGATGTGTCTTCGCGGTTATGTATCAGTGAAAGTTTGTTAAAAAAAAGACTGAAAGAAGAAGGCACCTGTTTCAGTGAGTTGTTGCTTACAGAGAGAATGAGAATGGCAGCAATGCTGTTGAATCAATCTCGTTGCGCCATCAACAGAATCGCTGCTCAGTGTGGCTATAATTTTACATCTTATTTTATCAGCGTATTCAGGAGTTATTTTGGTGTTACACCGGCAGGTTACAGGATGGCTGCATTCAATGAGATGAGTTTAAGTGTTACTCAAGAATAATTGAATTTTGCACTCATTGAAAACAGGCTCGCTGCGGCGGGCCTTTTTTATATCCGCGCCACGTCCGGCGCACATCACATCAGATAACACCACACAAAAGGTATCTGCGGGTGCCTTTGACGGGGTGTTGTTTTTTTACGGGCCGACAGTGGCCCTTTTTTATTTACAGGAGAAAAAGTATGTCTGAACCCTTATCCGGTTCCGGCACGGCTGCGGCGCTCGGCGGGGCGACGGTATTCGGGCTGTTTACCGGAACGGATTTCGGGATTGTGTTTGGCGCATTTGCCGGGGCGCTGTTTGTGGCCACAATGCCGCAGGCACTATCTGCCTGGCGTGTGGCAGCGCATTTTCTGGTGTCGTTTATCGTTGGCGTGCTGGGTGCGCATGTGCTGTCAGCCTGGATTGCATCAAAAACAGGTTATGACGGTACATCGGCGGATGCTCTGTGTGCGGTGCTGGTGGCGGTGGTGTCGGTGAAGATTCTCTCGTTCATCCACCAGCAGGATATTGCATCGCTGGTGTCCGGCCTGTTCTCCCGCCTGCGGGGTGGAGGAGGCGGCAATGTTAAGTAACCTTCCCGGATTGCTGAATGTGGCGTTATGCACGGTTATCGTGCTGACGCTCTTTTTTTATCGTCGTCGTGATTCCAGACATAAACCGCTGATGTCATGGCTGGCCTGGTTGCTGATGCTGCTGTATGCCTTTGCGCCCCTCAGCTATCTGTGTGGTCGCCCGTTAGCAACGGGCTGGCTGGAAGTGTTTTTTAACCTGCTGTTCTGCGTGCTGGTGGTTCGTGCTCGTGGGAACGTTTCAAAAATCTTTGTATTACGAAGGCGCTGAGATGAAGTCGAAAGATGAAATTTTTGATGCTGTTCTTGGCAAAGAGGGCGGCTACGTCAACCACCCTGATGATAAAGGTGGTCCGACTAAATGGGGCATTACTGGAAAAGTTGCCCGTGCACACGGTTATCAGGGGGATATTCGTGACCTGACGCGTGGGCAGGCCCTCGAAATTCTTGAAGCGGACTACTGGTACGGGCCACGTTTTCACAAGGTTGCGAGCCTGTCTCCGGAGATCGCTGCTGAATTGTGTGATACCGGCGTAAACATGGGGCCGTCAGTGGCATCCAGAATGCTTCAGCGCTGGCTTAATGTATTTAACCAGAAAGGAGAGTTGTATCCGGACATTGATGCAGATGGTTGTATCGGCCCACGTACCATTAATGCGTTACGCGCCTATTTGTCAAAACGTGGCAGGGATGGTGAGTTGGTGATTCTGACAGCGCTAAACTGTACGCAGGGAGATCGCTACCTTGAACTGGCAGAAAAACGTGAGGCTAATGAATCGTTCGTGTATGGCTGGATGAAAGAGCGCGTGGTGGTGTAGTTGGCATTAATGAGGCCAGTAAATCCAACCTGCGGTTAGCTTGTTATTAGACTTACCGAACAAGAAAAACGACTGGAGAAAGAGTTCGGTTTTTATACCAAACAAAGAGGAGAATATGAATCAGTGAGTACAGAGAAAAATCCTCGGCAGATCGTATAAATCTTCTTTTAAAGCCGTCCGTTATGAAAGGAATAGAAAAGAAAGTAACTGCACGTCTTTATGTGACACGGTCTGCTTTTGCTATTTTTCTTTTGGAGGTTGTTATTTGCGCATCAAGTGCAGATAGAGTTGCCCATCGAGATGGGCAACTTATGATATTATTGTGAGCAATATACCCGAGCTTCCAGCGGAGTATAAATGCCGAAAGTGATAAAACCGAGCAATCCATTTACGAATGTTTGCTGGGTTTCAGTCTTAACAACTTTTTCTGCGCCACCACAAATTTTGGCTGCATCGACAGTTTTCTTCTGACCAATTCCAGAAACGAAGAAATGATGAGTGATGGTTTCCTTCGGTGTTACTGTTGTCGGTTGGTTTTCAACAGTAAACGTCTGTTGAGCACATCCAGAGATAAGCAGGGCCAGCGTGAAAGTGAGTAGCGTTTTTTTCATAGTGTTATTCCCGTTGTGTTTTTAAGGTTGTTGAATCGTATTTGTAGAAATTTAAACAAAACCTAAACAATGAGTTGAAATCTCATATTTTTAATGTTTATTAAAGTATGCCAGATGTGCTGTATTTTCATTGTATTCCCGGATTAACTATGTCCTCAGTACCGACTGGTAACTCCTGTGTGGGAGTGCCGGATAGTGAGGGGGATTAAACCGGGCGATATGGTTTAGCGTGGAAAAAATTGTGTCGTGTTCTGAATGCTTTCGGTAAACAATAATGAGTTGTCAAAGGTATAGTAATACCTTTTGTGTTCATGGACATTTGTAACCCATCGGAAAACTCCAGCCTTAGCCAGATTTTCCCTGTATTCATGAAATGTGATTTCTCTTGATTTCAACTTATGAGAGTAAGTTTCTATAAGTCGCGTGTCTCTGCGAAATTTAACATTCACAACCTCCTCAAGTCCTTTTATTAACACTGCGTTATCATTTTTCAATACAACGTGAATATTACCTGTGGCTAAATAGTAAATGTAATGTGAGACATTGTGACGTTTTAGTTCAGAGTAAAATCGGTCACAGTTTAAATCTTTCCGCACTTGATCAAATATTTCTTTAAAAAGGGCAACCTGAGCCATCAGTATAACCTTGTATATGATATGGGGTGCGTAGTCTGCATGAGAGCTTTTAATACTGCAATCTGGTCAGATGTCTTTATCCTGTGTGGATGATAATTGATCTTACCCAGCAATAGTGGACACGCGGCTAAGTGAGTAAACTCTCAGTCAGAGGTGACTCACATGACAAAAACA